TTACCCCAACGGCATACGATCGGTAATAACCGGCCGGATTACCCCGTTCCAGGCCGCGGACAGGCCTGCCGCACCAGCGGAAAGGGCCAGGCCCACCCAAAAGGTTTTCCCCAGATTTCCGCCGAAGAAGTCCACCCCGTTCAGGGCGGCCATCCCATAGCTGATGGCGGTTTGCAAAAAGGTCTTGCCGGCCCTGGTCAACACGTCCGCCCAATCTACCGTGATTTCCATGGAAATCCCCCTTTTCTATTGCGCGCTCATTCGTTTGATGTCGTTCTCCAGCTCGCTCAATCGGTGGCCGGCCACGCAGATCTTCTCCTCCAGCACTGCGGTGCGGCTGACCACGCCGTTGTGCCGTTCCACAGTTTTCTCCAGCCTCTCCACCCGGTAGGCGATCAGCCGGTACCCGCCGAAGTTAGCCAGCAACGTGGCGGCAAAGGAAATCAGCGCCACAATCACGGCCTCGCTCATCTGGCCTCACCTGCTTCATGGGTTTCCATCCGCAGGAACTCCCGCATCATGTAGCCGCGCTTGCCCAGGGCAAGGATGGTGCACCACTGGCTGCCTGTTTCCAGCACCTGTACCTCCGTTCCCACCGGAATTTTGGCAAGGGTCTGGCTGTGCTTTCCCGGCAGCTGACGAAGCCTCACCGGTTCCCCATTGGCTGCCATCACCCAAGCCGTCGCCCTTCCCGTCTCCTGTTCCTCCATGGGCAAACCGCCCCCCTCCTTCCCATAGTCGATTCTTGCAAGCCTCCCGGCCCAGGACCACTTCCCCAGCTTCAGATCCACCCTGATCCCGCCTCCGTCCGCTCCCGCCGTGCAATGCCAGATTTTCAGGGGCGACACCGCCATTACCACGCCCACATGGTAGAAGTCCAGCAAATCGCCGCCGCAATACTTGTGGGGCAGGTCATACCCGGCATCCCCCGGCCTTCGAACCTTATAGACCACCTCGCCCACAGACAGATCCACGGAATTGCCAATGGGCCCAAGTCCGCCAGGGGCCGCCGCCATCTCGTACCTGGCCGCATAGTTGCTGCCATGGGTCCCCGGCCAGGTTCCCCCCGCCCGGCGAATCGCGCCGATAATCAGTCCAATGCAGTCGCAGGTGCCGTCAACGCCGGAGCCGCCCAGCCTGTATGTAGGCTGAGCGGCTCTGATTTTCCAGATCTCCAGTATAAATTGCTCTAGTGGGATCACCCATCATTCCTCCTTACATCAGCCTGAGCGCCGCGCCCATGAATGTTCCTGTCCCGTTGAATGTGACCGTCAGGCCACTGATGCTGACACTCATGCTGCTGTTATGAACCGTATAAACAGCCGCAGTCCCACCATTAGCGGTGCTGGTTGTAACAACAAAAATACCCAGGCGGGATGTCCCGTTGGAGCAGACCACAAAATGCACGGAGAACAGCTCAACCGTCAGGGGGAAGGAGGTTACCCAACCGTTGTCGGTGCTGATCTCCTTGGTGTCAGCCGCTTTCATGGCCGCGAGATCCTCAATCAGGGCCACCCTGGCCTTGTCCGCGTCGGTATAGTCGTTGGCCGACAGGCCCTTTCCTGCCACAGCGTCCACCTTGCCCTCCAGGGCCTCATCCAGCTGTTCCAAAGCCTGATGGGCCTGCTCCAGTGCTTCATGGGTCTGCTCCAGCGCCTGGGCCAGCTGCGCCCCCTCTTCCGCCGTCATTACATCACAAGGCACCAGCCCAGCCTCTTCCTTTACATAGAGCCGCTTTGCCATGCTCCCGCCCCCTCAGTACGCTTCCCCGGTGATCTCCAGGTACTGCTCCGGGGTAATCACGCCTTTGCGCACGGCCAGCCTCACCATGGCCTTGTTCCAAAGGCCCCGGTCGTAATTCCGCTTGATGGTCTCAAAATTCATGGCTTACACCTCCTCTTCATCCGGCAGATAGACAAGCGCCTGAAACTCCAGCTCGGCGGCAATCCGCTCCTGGGCGCTGGGGGTATTAGCGGCTTCCTGCGCAGCAGCCAGCTGGGCGGCGGCCTGGGCATCCTCAAATGCCTCAATGTCCGCCAGCACCTCCTGGGGATTCCTGGACAGATCCAGCTCCGCTCCGGTCTGCCGGTACCGGGCCGCCATGTCCTGAAGGTTGTCAATCAGCGCGCCGTTGATGGCGCCTCCTGCCAGCACCACATGGACGCCCTCAAGGGCTGTCCATGGATGCAGGGTCATCCACTCCTGGGGCGTGTACACACCCTTCCCGCCGTGGGTGTAGACATTGGATTGCTTGTCCCAGATCTGGTACCTGCTCATGTTGATCCTCCTTTAGGCTGTTGCAAAGTGTTCCAGGTTCAGGTTGTAGGCGTCCACAGCAGCGCTGTATGCTTCCTCTTCCGTTAGGCCGCCGCCCAGCAGCATGTATTTTCCGTGAGCCGCGCCGGCGTAGGCATTCCGTGGCAGGAACATGCCGGGCACCCTATGGCGGGTCAGCGTCCCGTCGAAGGCGTCCACGGTTCCATCCCCCGCTATCCCGCCAAACAGTGCATATCCGCCCGCGCTCACTGCCTGCGCCGGATTTCTGGCGGTGGACAGCCCGGCGGCCAGCACCGTATGGGTCAGAGCGGAATCATAGGCCTCCACGCTATCGGCATGCGGCGCATCCACGCCCCCTGCAAACAGCGCACAGTTACCGACTCTGGCCGCTGCCGCCTTATGTCTGGGCGCGGTGAGCGCCGCAGGGGCTAAGCGGGTAAAGGCGGCGGTGTAGGCATCCACATTGGCCGCCGGAGAAAGCTCCCCACCGGCAGATTTCAGCCCGCCTGCAAAAATCATGTGAGTCCCGTTGGAGGCTGCTCCAGGCTGCATTCGCGCCAACGCCAATGCAGAGGGTGTGGACCGCACCAGGGCGTCGCTGTAGCCGTCCACCACCGCGGAAAGGCTTTCCGTCCGCCCGCCGGCAAAAACCAGCTGTGCCCCGTTGGAACATGCGGCCAGGCCGTACCGTGCGGCGCTCAACGCTGTAGGAATGGACCGGGTCAGGGCGGCGTTATAGGCATTCACGGCGGCGGACAATGTCAAAACCTGTATCCGGTTCCCGCCCAGGATTGTGTGCCCCCAAACACGCCCGCCGCCAAACACCTTGAAAGCCGCTGAGCCCGCGCACGCATGGTCAGCCAGTTTTTCGGAAAGTGCCGTGATAACGGTCCGCAGCAGCGCGGTGTCATAACAATCCACCGTGTCCACGGAGGCTTCCCGCGCCACCGGAAACCCGGTATCCACCAGCCCGCCCGCAATCAGGATATGGTTGGCGTCGCCGGCGCCCAGGGCCCCATGCCTGGCCACGGACAGGGGCGTGATGGCCAGGCTGGATGCCATCAGCAGTGAGGCTTTTCGGCTCGCCCGCATAGTATCGCCCCCTTTACATGCTCAGGCCGCCCTGAAGCAGCCAGGTATTGGTGTCCACCTTCTTCAGGCAGATGCCCGCATACCGCCCAATGGTCTTCAGGCTGGCGTTCAGGCTCAGAATGGTTATGCCGGCAGCCGCTGCCACCGTCACCGGATCCGTGCCATATTGAGTGATCTCCATTTCCGTCCCCACAGGGAACGCCACGGTTCCATGAGCCGGCACGGTGAGGGTATGGCCGCCGCTTACCAGCTGCAAAGTGCCGGCGTCCGTCAGGGCCAGGGTCTTGCTGGCGCTCACGGTCACGATGCGGCTGCTGGCCTGGGCGGGAGCTACCTTGCTGTTTTCATCCAGATCAGCTTTCCCGGCGTCCAGTGCATCTGCCGCCGCCTTTACCGCCGCCAGGGATACGCCGCCGGTGGTCTTGAAGTCCTTCGCGCCCTCCACTTCATAGTCATTGCAATCCACCTTTTTGGTGGTCATTTCCCCATCAACCGTCACCGTGGGGGTCAGGGCCGCGTTCAGCTTATCCAGGCTGGCCTTGTCCGCCGCGCTCATCATGCCAGGCACAGAAGGCGTAGCGTTTGGCTTGGCCATGCGGTCCCAGATCCTGCTGAGAGTTACCCCTTCCGGCAGGGCCGCGCCGCACACCGCTTCATTGGCTCGTTCATCCGTCACATCCGTGGGCAGCAGCTCGGAGGCCGACGCCCGCACCCGTACCTGGGCCAGACTGATCTCATACACATTGGCTGTCCGGGTGAGGGCCGGAGCCGCAGGCGTGGAGGATGCCACGCCTTCCTTCTTGATCATGGCAATGGTCCGGGCCGTCAGGTCCAGCTGTACCACAATCCGGTCAATCCGGTCCGCGCCCACCGTGGAAGCATGGGTAAAGGCCATCACGCCGCTGCCGTCGTCTCGCAGCTCGTAGTGGTAGCCCCGCAGCAGGGCGGACCCGTAACCCACCAGTGTCCGCAGAGTCGAGCCCTCGGCAGTTACCTTCAGGTTGGTGCTGTCCAGGGCAGACACACCGCTGACGGTCAGGGCGCGCAAGGCGGCGGACAGCGCGTCCGCGTCATACACCCGCGCATCTTCCGTGGCAGAGTTGAAAAATCCGTATCGTTCCAAGGCCATGTGTGTGTACCTCCTTGTTGGGTTGTGTGTCGGGCTGCGCCCCGCGCCTCACCTGGCGGCACTCCCCGTCCTGGACAGCACCGCGCTGGATGTAATGGGAGCATCCCCGAAGGCGGCCCGCAAGCTGCGCTTCCCGTTCTCGTGGATCTCCGTCAGTTCCGCCACCCGCACCGTCTGGCTGTTGCCGTAGCTGTCCCGCACCACCACCAGGTCGCCCACATCGTAATCCCGGCCATACCGGCACGCGCCGCTGTCAATCAGCTCGGCGGTGAGGGTGTTCTTGGGCGCGGCCGCATCCAGCCGGTTCCGGCCGTACAGGCGCAGCAGCTCCGCATCGTCAATGCTCCCGGCCTCCGCCCACAGCTCCCGGCGGTCCAGGCCTTCCTCCGTGCCGCCCACGGAGAGGATAAACCGGTTCTCGTCTTCACCGGATCCTCCTACATAGCAGGTGGTGGCGCTGCCGGTGTAGGTCCTCTTCAGCGTTACCTGGTCGGCGTTTCCGTTCTTTTCGTCCATCAGGCACAGAGCGGTGCCGGTAGTCCGGTTCACACCTTCCCAGGCCCCGAACACCAGCCTCTGCTCCGTCAGATCCGGCCGGATATCCCAGCCAAGGCCCGTGGCCTCTCCAATGGATTCCAGCATGCTTTCCAGCTTGGTAAACCGGGCCTGCCAGGGAAGGTTCAGGCCCCGGTGTTCATTGGCCGCAGCAAACAGGCCGGGAATGGCCCGGGCAGGATCCTCCGGGGAGATCAGGTTGTTGATGGCATAGTGCAGGAGGGCGCTTTCCGCGTCCCCGGTGAAGCGGTCCCATCCGAAGTTCTGGTATTGGCTTCTCAGCTTCGCCTCCTGAAGATCGCTCACCACGCCTCCCAGGCCCAGGGACGTTCCCCAGTCATACACCGCGCCCAGCTCCGTCATGTCCAGAAACAGCATGCCGTGAGTGGGATCCGCGGGCTTTGTGAATCCCTGATACAAACTGCCCAGGGTGATCGCTTCCCGGATGGCTGCGGGATCGGTCACTTCCTCCCAGACTTCCATAGCCCCGTTGTACTGCCACAGCCGGGCAGGCAGGGTGAGAGGCGGAACGCATACCCGTCGCTTGGCCAGTCCCTTGAGCATGCAGCCCTTGGCCTGGAGCTTGGTCCGTGTCAGGGTGATGTCCTCGATGAGGAAGGCTTTGTGAGGCTCCCCGCTGGGAAACACAATGGCATCCGGCATCAGGGCCAGGGCGTTTGGCAGCCTGGGATCCAGTGTCAGGTCAAAGGAACCTGTGCCGCAGTAGCTGCGGGTCATGGACAGGCTCTGGTACCGGGCGATCTCTCCCAGCTTCTCAAAATGCAGATTCATAACCTGTAAAGTCAACATATATCTCCTCCCGCACCTTCCCTTCGGCGCGGCAGCGCCGCTACACCCCTTCAAAAGCGGCCTGCCACCGCACCCTGATGATGCTCTGCGCTCCTGCTCCGCCAGCCTCATACACCAGGGTATTCAGCCCCGGCCGCAGCACAAAGTCCGCCATGGGCGTGTCCAGGCTCAGACGGCCGAAAGCCCCGGTCACCACTCCATTGGAATCTGTCAGAGTGGCTTCCAGCCGGGCGGGGTCTGTGTTCACATACAGTGTGTAGCCATCCGGTACCGCGCTGCTCAGGGCCAGGCTCTTACCGGTGCAACGGTTTACCAGCCGGGGGATCTCTCCCTTGCACGCTATCCAGATCTGCACAGGAGCGTCCACATGGCCGGAGTTGAGCGCCTCTTTGGAGTAGTCCCTGGTGCCAAAGGATATGGGGAAGCTAAAGGGCAGCGTGAATCCGCCGCCCCCGTAGCTGAACTCCACTTCCTCTTCAGCCATGGCGTACCAGTACGGGCTTTCGCAGTGGAAGGTAACCTTCAGCCCAGGCTGGATGTCCTGAATCCGCTTGGCGGGCTCCAGGCCACCCTCGGGTACGGCGTAGGTAACCCAGCGTCCAAAGTCGTTCTCATAGATGATCCGGGCCCGCTCGCTGCCCTTCATGGCCCGGTCCGGGGAGAGGATGCCCAGCAGGGATTGACGCTTGGCGTATAGGTCGGCCCGGCTTATGGCATACAACGCAAAGGTCGCCGTAACCGCCCGGCTGGCTCTCCTGAAGCCTGCAGCCGTATCCCCCTGCTGGTAGGCTCCTCGCAGGGTTTCATAGTCAATGTCCGCCATGCCCAGGCCCGTGATCTTCTCCAGCACAAAGGGAGCCACGGACAGCACCATCTGTTCATTGTGCAGGTTGATGTAGGTGAGTTTTTGCATAATTATCGGCCCGCCCCCCTTCGGGTCGCGGGCTTCGGCCCTGCGGTACCGCTTCGCGGTGTCCTCGTGCCTCGGTTCACTCTGTTCACCCTCCTCCGCCCCCCTTACTGCCCGGCCAGGATGGCTTCCGCCAAGGCCTCATTGGCCTGCCGCAGCCTCCGGGCGATTTCGCTGGGAGTCTCCACAGGCTGGTTGATGTTCAGTGTCTGGTTCACCACGGCTGTTCCTCCGGAGCCTCCGGAAGCTGTGCTGCCGCTACGCTCAGACCGGTACCCGGCAGCGAAAGCTTCCGCTGCCGCTACCGCCTGAGCCGCGGCTTGTTCCTGAATGGCGTACAGGCTGTTATTGAGCTGCCTGAACCAGTCCACCACAGCTCCAACCTTGCTTTGGAAGCCTTCCACCAGCTTCTCGCCCAGGGTCTTGCCCAGGGCGTCATAGTCCGGAGCGAACTCACCGATCAGGCTGATGATCTCCTGCTGGGTGCCGGTCATGATCAGCTTCTCGGCCTCGGCACGAAGGGCCGCGCTCTTCATCCGCTCTTCATAGGCCTTCTCGATGGCTTTCTGCTCCTCATCCAAGGCAGAAAGTCCCTGGCCGGCCTTATCCTGGATGGCTGTGATCTCCTCCCGCAGCGCCGCCTTCCGGTCCTCCAGGGACAGCTTCCGCAGGCGGGTTTCCCGGGCCGCAATGGCCTGGTCCAGCTGCTGTTGGAGCTTCAGGCGGTTGTAGTCGTCCTGCTCAAACTCCACATCCTGGCAGAGCTTTGCAATCTTCCGCAACTCCTCCTGGTCCTTCTGCTCGCGGTCCTCGGTCTTGCCTAGCTCTTCCAGGGCGGCAATCTGGTCCTCAATGGCCTTCACGCTGCCATCCCGCCAATCCTCCCAGGCCTTGCGGCTGGTGTCCAGGCGCTGGATTTCTGCTTCCTGCATGGCCTCATACCGGGCAGTCAGAGCATCAATCACGCCCTGCCCCATCTTGTCCAGGTTAGCGGCGTCCCGCTCCAGCATCTCCTGGCGCAGGTCGTAGATCTTCTCCTCGTACTCGCGGATCTGCTCCGCATTAAACTTGTACCTCTTGCGGAGCTTTTCCAGCAGCTCCATCTCCTCTTCCAGGGAGATCCGGTTCATATGCCGCAGGTGCGCTATGCGCTCGTATTCCTTCCGGATGGGGTCTTCTCTGGAAACACTGGGCATGGCAGGGGCCGCGGAAGTGGATTTCCGGGAACCCCCGCCACCGCCCCCTCCCCCGCTGCGTCCGGAGCCGGTAAGCAGCCCCGCCGCCTTCATCTCCCCCAGCAGCTCCTGCAAGGCCTGCCTGGACAGGGCAATCTTGGCCAGCATGTCCGACGCGTCGGCAGTCAACACGCCCCTCACCTGGGCCGAGGCCTGCAGACCCCCAAACTCCCCCTCCAGGGCAAAAATCATACTGCCTATCGCCTGTACCTGGGCGATGAGGGACTGCCGGAATCTCTCCAGGCCCTTTTCCGCCAGAGTCAGGCTGCCCTCCGTTCCGTCAAAAGCCAGCCCCAGCTGTTCCAGTTCCCGGTTTACTTTGGCAATCTCGCCGGCGCTGCCCCGGAGCTTCTGGTCCATCCCCTGGTAGGCGTCCATGGCTTTTTGGGCTGCCTTCACCTGGGCCAGCAGCCCGCCGGCCTTTTGGATGTTCCCGTCCGCCTGCTGCCAGGCTTTGGCCAGGCGGTCCATGTCCCCTGCCGCCTCCTGGGCAAAGGCCCTCACCAACCGGCTCGCGTGTTCCACCGTGGCCTGAAGGCCCTCCGCCGTGGCCCGGATTTGAATGACCAGCTCGCCAATGTCCGCCACACGATCACCTGCCTTCTCTTGCTGTGTCCGCCTGTCCCATCACCTCGCCGCCTCCGCCCAGGAAGGTCATGCCGTCCACCTGTTCCTCCCCTTCCCCAGCCCCGTGGAGGGCTGCCCATGCTTCCAGCACCGGGGCAATTTCATCCACATAGTAGTCCTCCAGCAGTTCCCGCTTGCCGATACCCATGCCCAGGGCCCCGGCAATCAGCCGCTGCAGCCACCGCTGCCCCCCGCCAGCGCCCCTGCCCTGGCCCACAAATGGCGGGCGGCCCGCGTAAAATTTTCGATTTCGTTCACCTCCAGCCAGGCGGTAAGGATGTCCGTCAGACCGGCAAGTCCAATGTCGCCGTCTTCCAGCAGCCGGTTTTCCCCGATGCCTGTGAGGCCCGCCGCCAGGCGGATCACCTGCCCGGGCGCGATGGTGAGCGCACGGGCCAGCAGGTCCACCAGCATGTCGCCGGTGCAGGCTTTCAGTTGGGCAAAGATGCTCTCCACCTTCTGGCCGGGAAAAAGCCCTTCCATCAGCAGGGCGGGAAAGCCCTGCAGCTGCTCCATGGCCGCCAGAAAAGCCCCCAGGGGCATGCGCCTGATCTCATAACCCCGCACCATGCGGGCGGAAGGGAGGGAAAGGGAAACGCTGCTTTTTCGCAAAGGAATCATGATTTGCCTCCTATTAAAGGCGAGGCGCATGTTGCTGCGCCCCGCCTGTGTGCATCCGGCGCAGCCTACGCCCCCGGCCTGGTTTCCGCTGCGGTCAGAAAACTGTTGCAGGCGGCCAGGTTGGATTTGTCCTCCTTCAGCTGCATCACGGCCCAGGGAGCCAGGGCGGGCAGCATGGGCCGCTTGAACACGCCCGTGATGATAACCTCGCAGACGGTGGGGCTGTCCTTTCGGGTGGTGAAGTTATCAAACCGCACCCCCGTCAGCTCAAACACCCGGTAGTTGAAATAAAAGGGCAGGCCGTCCACCGTGTCCACCACAAAGCGCAGGGCAAACTCCCTGCTCTTGGGGGAAAACTCTCCCTCCAGGGTCTGGGTGGTTTCATCAAAAGCGCCCATGCCCAGGTCCTCCATTCTTTCCAGGGGCACCTCCGCCACGCGAATCTCCACCTCCTCCCCCGCGATGTCCCTCACCTGGGCGTAAAGGGTATCGTCATAATACAAATCCACCCCGGATTCCTTAGCCGTGCGGGTCATCTGCCCGGCAAAGGGCAGGGGCTCCCCCGCGGCAGTTCCATAGCCGGTAAGGGTGTTCTGGGTAACGGGAGCCAGGGCCAAACCCCGAAAGCCGGTGGCGGCTCTCTTTTTGGACATTGGATCTTCCACCTCCTAGTTTGTTATCCGATACCGGAAGGCCAGCTGCCGAACCCCCTGGCCCGGCTCCTCCCACACAAAAACCTGCTCGTAGCCCAGGGCCTCCAAGGCCTGCTCCACCTGCGGGCCCAGGCTTTCAAAGTCCGCTTCCCGCGAGGCAAAGAGCCGCACATAAAACTCCGTCTCCGTCAGATAGGGCGTATTGTCCCGGCGGTCTGTGGCCCGGCGGGAAGCCAGGTCCACGGTGACGCAGGGGATGGGCGCCTGTGCCCTGGGCCAGGACAGGGTGACCGCCTGAAGGCCCGCAATGGCCCTGAGGGCTGTCAGAATTCCCTTGCGCTGGATGGTAATGCTCATGGCAATTCCTCCCGGATGGAGGCGGCCACAGCCTGAAGGAGAGTGTCTCTGTGGGCCTGGCAGGCGGGAAACAGAAAGGGCCGGGCCGGCTGATGCTCTGTGCCCAGCTCCACGCATGCCGCGTGGTCGGCTGCGGCCCGCACACAGCCCATGGCTTCCTCCCCCTCCTGGGTAACGGGCTCCGCCTGAATGCTGCTTACCAGTTCCCCCGTGTCCACCGGGGCCAAGCTGCGCGCTTCCCGGGCCATGGCTTCCAGTCCGTCGGCCATTCCCCGGGCAGCCTTGGGCAGCAGGGAAGCGGCAATGCCCGCCAGAGCCTCCCGGCAATCCTGCGCCCCTTCCAAATGAAAATCAATCCTCATAGCGTGCCCTCCGTTCCCAGGGGGGAAGATAGCGGATGTGGGCCTGGCAGTGCCTGGGCCAGCAGGCCACATACACCACCCGCCAGTCCGGCGCATCCTGCGGCCCCACATCCACGCAAACGCCCATGCCCACCGCCAGATCCCCACCCGGCCAGGTGAGCAGCAGCCGGGTTTCCTGCAGGGGCTCGCCGTACATCCGGGCCGCCAGGGTGCCGGAGAGGGGCCGGATGACTGCCCCTATCATCCGGTATTCCTCCCGGTACCCCTCCCCATTTTCCCGGGGCTGCTTAACGGCCACCTGCCGCAGGTGACTTGTCATCCGGTTCATGGGCACCCCACCTTTGCAAGCCGGTATCCGTCCAGCAGCTGCCGCACAGGCTCCGGCAGAGCCTGGATGGTGCCGCTGATTCCGCCTTCGGAGTAACTGGTGGAACCCTCCAGGCCCAGCAGATTGTACCGCACCGCAGCCAGCTCCGGGAGGATTCTCTCCAGCACCCTGGGCAAAAAATCCCTGCCGGTATACGCCAAGGCGTAACCTTCCGCTTCAAGAAGCAGGTCTGTCAGCAGGTCGTCCCGGCTTTCGTCCGCCAGGCCTAAGCGGCGCTTGAGCCTTATCAGTTGCTCGGGCATCCTGTTTGGCCTCCTTTCCCAATTCCGCTTCCTTATAAAGCGGCGCTTCCACGGGCAGCGGCGCTTCCACGGGCAGCGGCGCCCCCGCGGGCAGCGGCAATCCCACAAATTTCATGGCGATCCTCCCTTACTTGTGGTGCAGGTAGATGCCGGCCAGCTTGTTCTCGTACACACCGTTCACGCCCACAATGCGGTAGCCGAACTTCCAGGCGTCAGCATCCTGGTTCAGTTCCGGGGTGATGACCTTTGGCGCGATGTGCTTGGGGAACTGGATCACAGCGGCCTTGTGGATGATCATGAAGTTGATGTCCTTGGCCTCCACGGCGATGACGTAATCATCAGCGGTGGGAGTGTAATCCGGATCCACCACGGGAGTCACGGCGGATGCCTTGATTTCGCCGGTACTGGGAGTGGCAGTATTGGCCACCACTTTCAAGGCTCCGGGGGTGGTCGCTTCCGCCTGCTGGTAATGCTTGGGCCACTTGATGTACCCGCCGTCGGTCTGGCCGGACGCACCAGTCTTCAGGGTGATGGCGGTGTAGAAGCGGGTCTGGGGCACCTGGGCGATGCTGGCAAAACGCGCCAGAACCTCACGGCTCTTGGTAGAGTCCGAATCCTGGATCAAGCCCAGCAGGGTGGGGGTGATGAACAGGTGACGGTCCTCCATGGGCACCTCGTCCTCGTCCATGGCATTGGTGCCGGCACGGAGCGCCGCAATAACCTCCGCCCCGGTGGAAAGGGTTGCCCCGGCAGCCACCTTGCCGATGCCATCCGTCCCGGCATATCGGGCCAGGCGGTAGGCGTCCAGCTCGGGCACCACCCTGGTGCGGATAAACTCCCCGGACAGCCGGCCAAAGGCAATGCCCGCGGTTTCGGCGTTGTCCATGTTGTCCACAGAGAACATCCGGCCCCGGTCATAGTCCACGGGAATGGTCTGGTGGGTCAGGGTGACGTCGCCGTCCACATAGCCGGAACTGCGGCTGTAGTCACCCAGGCCCTGCATGTCCAGCATGGGCACAATCAGTTCATTGGCATTGGCCCCTGCCTGCACCAGGTCCGGGTTGCCGTCCAGGATGGCGGTTCTGCTGGATTGCTGGTAGACCTCGTCTAATATTGGAACATAGTTTTTGAAGAGTGAGATGGTGTTGGACATCGAAAAATTCCTCCTTCGTTTGTTGGTGGGAAGTAAATACCAAGGGGACCGGGGGGGTGGTTTTGTTGTAATACCGCTTTACTGAAGTTGTGCTGCCGTTAGCTTACGTTGTGCTGCTGTTTTACTTGAGGCCGGCGGCGGCACGGATGGCGGCCAGCTGGGTGGAACTGGGGTCGGTGGGCGTGAATTTGGGTGGGTCGCCCTTCATTTTGTCTTTGACAGCTTTGTCTACGGCGGCCCGGAAGGCTTTTTCTGTCTTGTCCAGGCTGGCCGTCATGGAGACCTCATCGTCCACGCTGATGGCGTCCAGCAACTCCGTGGGCAGCCCCCTTTGGCTCATCTGCTCCAGGGCAGCGGCCCGCAGCTCCCGCCGGGTCAGCTCCGCTTCCCGCTGGGCCAGTTCCGCAGCCCGCTCCTGGGCCTTTTGCTGGGCCAGCTGCTCGGCAGACAGATTTTTCTCTGCCTCCCATTTGCTTTTGGCGGTGTCGAGGGCCTTGGCAATCTGCCTGTCAAACTGGCTTTGCAGGGCTTTGTCTGCTTTCAGCAGGGCGTTCAGGTCGGCGGGTTTGGGTTCACCGGGTTTGGTGTTCGCAGGTTGTTCCGGATCAGGGGTCTCCCTCCTGATTTCCTGCATGGCTTCATCCATTGCTTCTTCCATGGCTTCCTCCTTGCCCGCGCCGTTCTTGCCCGGCGCGTTCGTTGTATGTAAAAAGCCCAGTCCCCAAAGGGCCGGGCTTTCTACCGGGGGTTTCATTACCGGGGGTTTGGATCGCCTGAGCCAGCATCTCCCGGGCCGCCTCCTTGGGATCCTCCACAAAGGGCACCTGCCCCAGCAGGATGGGGGCAGGCACCAGGCCCTTTAGTGTGGACACCATTTGGGCAATCTCCAGCTCGTTCACCGGCAGGGCGCGCCTGAAGAGGATCTCCACAGCGTCCGGTTCGATGGCGGCAGCTCCCCGCAAGGCCAGGAAGTGGGCAAACAGCCGGAGCCGCTGCCGAAGCCCCTCCCGGAACCACCGCTCCTTGATCTTGGTGAGCTGCTCCAGCCCCAGCAGCTTGAAGCGCATGGCCACGCCGCTGGTATTGCCGGCAAACTGGGCATCGCTCATGTCCGGCACGAAGCTGAGCTTGTGGATATCCTCCCGCAGGCTGGCACGCAGCACCTCGGTATCGCTCTCACTGGCTGGCTTCACCAGCCACTCTGCCTTGGCCCCGTCCCCGGGCATGAACAGGGTTCTGGTCTGGCGCAAGCGCTGGGCCGGGGTGATCACCGGCTGCCTGCGCCCCAGGCCCATCGCGTCCTCCTCCCCTTCCGCGCCCTCCACCGGCGCGTCCTCCTCCCCCAGCGCCCCCACCCCGTACAAGGCCAGGATGCTGTCCGTAAACTGCTGCTTGTCGTTCACCCGGTCGCTCTGGAGGATGTCATAGGCGTCCATCAGCGTCAGGACCGGCTCAAAATCCCCCTGCTCCCGGCTGTTGTTCCAGTACTCGGTGAGAGGCACAGCGCCAAAGAAATGGGGCGTCCGCTCCCCGGTGGCCCTGGGAACCTCCTGCCCGGTCCGCTGGTAGCAGACAGCCTCCCGGGCAGTGTAGACGGTCATCCGCTGCCCAACAGGCTTCAGCATTCTGTCCATCTTGGGCAGCACCGTGATGCCCAGCAGAGGCGCATGGTTGACAGTATCATCGTAGACCACAAAAGCGCTGCGGGGATCGATTCGGGCTACCTTGGGCCGGGCTTCCTCATCCGCGTAGGCCAGCTCCACAGCCACCCCATACACGGCCGCGTCCACAGCCAGCTCCGCGTCCAGGCTTTCACTGTCCGTGGCGGCGTAGGCCTCCCTGATGGGCTCAAAGGCTGCCTCCTGGCCTTTGCCGGGCGCATAAGTGACCGGGCTGCCCAGCAAATACCCTGCGGATAAGGTGACGATGTACCCGGGCAGGTCATGCACCAAGCGGTTGTTGGGCAATCCCCGGAGGCGGCGCCGGTCCTGGATGGCATGCTTGCGGTCGTATACCCGGCGCAGACTCTCCAGGTGCTGCCGCCTTTGTTCGTGGGCATTGAGCAGTTCCAGCAGCAGGGCAGGGGCCGGCTCTCCAGTGGGAAGCAACAAGGCCTTGTCAATGGTGATCATGGGAACCTCCTTACGATACGGCAATGGCGGTGCGCCTTGTACTCACGCTTTCCATGGCATAGCGCACAGCGTCAATGGTGTGGTTGTCCCGGTCCGGGTACCGGCTGATCAAGCGGCCTTCCTTGTCCCGGTCATACTCGCAGGCGCTGAACTCTTTGGCGGCCCTGGGGCAGGCCTTGGGGTCAATCACAATCCGTCCCTGGGTCTGAAGCCAGCGCATGCCGTGGTGGATGCTGTCCGGGCCCTTTTTGGCGGGAATGATCCTTACGCCCCTGGCCCTCAGCTCGGAGATGCTCCTGGGGTCGGCGCTGTCTGCGGTGACCACGTCACTGCCGCAGCGGGCCCTGATCTCCCGGGCCAGGGCGTCCAGCCCCATGCCCTGGCTGACGAACTCGCTCACCAGGTAAAGGATCTTCTGCCGCCGGTCATAGGCGCAGCGGATGAAGGCATCCGGGTCCACCGCAAAGCCGAAGTCATGGCCGCTGTAGGTGGGCATGCCCTGCCACTCACTGGGGCTGATCTCCCGCAGCTGCAGGTTGTCAAACACCTGGCCGCCGGTGCCGGTCACTTCCCCCAGGTACATCCAGCGGTAGGCCCGCGGGTTGGCGGCCTTCAGGGCCTCCGCCTCGGCCAGAAAGTCCGGCCCCAGCCAGGCAGGCGGCAGGTTCAGGTAGCTGCTTTCATGCACCAGGCGGCCCGGCTTGGGCAGAAGCGCCTCCCCGTTCACCCAGTTGCCGGCGCTCATGGGCGGGTTGTAGGTGCAGAAGGTGACGGCGGCATCCCCCCGCAGCACACTGGCCTTGATGGTGCGCACATCCTCCATGCCGTGAAACTCCGTCAGCTCCTCAAACCACAGATACTTGAAAAATCCCCGCCCCAGCTTGATGCCCTTGCTCTTGCCCGGGTCGTCCGCACCCCGGAAGAGAATCCGCTGCCCTGTGGGCTGGTAGACCATCTCCAGGGGCGAGAGGCGGGGCAGCCACAGGCTTTCCATCTCCAGATGGCGGATGGCCCACAGCATCTGGGCATACACGCTGTCCCGCAGGGTGTCGGCCACTTTGCGGTAGATAATGGCATTGGCCTGCCCGGTTTTGTCGGCCATGAGGCCCAGGGCAATCTGCAGGCTCACAAAGCTGCTTTTGCCGCTGCCCCGGCCGCCCTTCAGCCAAAGCTCGGCAACCTCGCCCCCGCGCAGAGCCTGGTGGAGAGGGTCAAAGGGCCGGGCCATGAGGCTGCTCAGGCGCAGCTGCCGCTCCATCAT